CTCATTCAAAATTCTACTAGTATTATATTTCAAATACAATAAACATAACTGAATTTGACACAGTAGTCAAACCCACTTATAAAGGAAAATCACAAATGAAACAATATTCATCAGTTGGTTCCCTTGTGGAGTCAATTGCCGTACAGAGTACAAGCAACATCATCAAGCAAGACGACCGCCTGGATAAAATAGTGTTATCACTTGTCTGGGTAGTGGTTGGTAGAATGTCTGCCAGGCCAGAAATAATTAATAAAGATTCAGCGTTTATATACGCTCTTATTAAAAGTTTCAGCAAGACAGCTCAGACTATCAATCAGTACATCAAATACGCACCAAAGCTCGAGTCTCTACATGATATCGAAACAAGTCCAGACGTCAACGACGAACAGACATTTGTTAAGTACCATATAGATTCGTACTTATGCAAGTGCTTTGACGACCCTGAACTTCCGATTAAATCAGATATCATTGGGGATAACCAACTTTTTAGTGGTCTTGTGAAGAGGTATGTGAATCGACTTCTTCTCCGAAGAGATTTGTCGTTCTTTTACTCCCTCCAGAAAGGTACTAAGAAGATTTGGCCCTCTTTAGGCAAAAGAAAATGGTTAGATGCGATTAAATCACACGCCATTACTCTCAAGCAAAAGAAAGATCCAATTGAATCCGACATAATTCGTGAGATACAGAGTACCACAGAATTTTTGTTTGGAGGACTTTCTAACTCCGAGTGCCAGAAGTTTATGCCATCTGGCTCGGCATGTTTGCAGGCTACGCGAGAAAAGGGTGGAACCCTTTCTTTGTTTCCAAAAGTGAAGATGTCTAAGGATAGTTTCACCTCTTTGGGAACTTTGCGTGATGTTAACAACAAACTTACTGGGTGGCGTCAGAACTCCTTGAATCTATGCTTCCAAAAAGTTGCAGAAGATTTGAGGGATTCTATGGAATCTTCGGATCCCTACAAGCTACCTACTTTTCAGCGTAATGACATTGTCTTATTACCTGAACCCGGAAAGTTTCGCGTTATATCAAAAGGAGACGGTTATCTCTATACTGCTCTCCAGCCTCTTCAGGATGGTCTTTTGAGTAGATGGAAGAAGTCAAAATATAGTACAATGCTTCTTCAAGACATAGGGTCTATCTTGTCATCTTGGCTATCAGATATAAAGTCTTATGATTTTAGTGATGAAGAAATGGTGTGGAACTCTGGTGACTACGAGAAAGCTACTGACAAACAGAAGAAGGACGCAACATTCGCGGTAGTGGAAACACTTACCCGATTGGAGGTTCCACTTCATGAGTTAGCGGCTTTAAGTTTCCAGCCTTCTGTTCTGCATTATCCTCGCATCACTTTTGATGAGCCCGAGGTTGAGAAGAAGACTTTTATTGATTCTCATCCTTCTATCTATGGAGTGGAAGGACAACTCATGGGACATCCACTTTCCTTTCCCTTTTTGTGCACTATTAATCTTTCGGTATATTTTGCAGCATTGAAACGTTGGAGGGCCTCTTATGGATATCTTAAAGGTGATGCAATCTTACGAAAGCAACGCCAATATGAATTTCTTAGAGGCCACGTTTTGGTCAACGGGGATGATATCTTATTTTATTGTCCACGCTCTCTGTTGAAATTCTTTTTCGACTGTGCAAATCAAGTTGGTTTTACTAAATCCATTGGTAAAAACTACGTATCTAAAGATATGTGTATGATAAACTCTCAGGTCTTTGTAATGTCAGGTGATATTATGTACAGACGTGGTTATCTTAACCTAAATCTTCTTTATGGATTAAATGTTAAGAAACAGGACACTTTCGAGGTACAGAAAGTGACTGGGGCAGGTTTAGGTAAGGAGATTTCTGAAATGTGTCTCCTTGCCGACTGGACCCGCTGTGCTTTGCCTTTCGCTATGACCCGTTTCGATAAGTTGGATGAGTTTAGGTTTGTTCGCAAACTTATACGAACTAATAAAAAGAAGCGTCTCATGCCGTTGACTGAGAAGTTTAAGCCAAACTGGTTCCTTCCGTTACACCTGGGTGGTTTTGGTATTGATGTGAGACTTGCATCTGACACTTGGCATATTTCGAATAGTCAAAGGTTAGTTGCGACCTACTTCATACATAATCCCCGTCTATCTCTTTATTATTCCAAAGGAATTATGATGGACCAATATTTGGCACCTCAGGCTTTTCCTGAGATTCACTTGATGTCAGAGGATGTAACTAAGGACCAAGTTAAGTTTCACGGGACAACTTTCTTTAAAGTCGATGAGGCTGAAGAAGGTTGGGGTTCTCGTTTTGCTTATCTGGCTAGGGCTGAAGGAATGACAGATTCTGGTCTCCGCGCAGTGGCGAGGAAGGATTTTGGTGTATCCTCTTTCGAGATGATAGGTAATTATCGCCTGTCCATCCGTGAAATTCTACAGTACTGGAAACCTAATTTTTATGTTAGTGCGCTTCCGGTCTGTCCTCCCCTGCCTTTGATGAAACTTCCTAAATTTAATTCATCATTTAAGACGTCCCGTAATTGGAAATCATTTGAGATTATCCAACCACTTACAGAAAACAAGTGGCGTACAATCGAAGAGATTGTGAGGGAACGTAAAGAGACGAATCTAAAAAGAAAGCTTGAGTTTCAAAGACAAGAGCGAGTAGATAAGTTTCTAGAGGGTCTAGAGCTTCCTACTGAGGACACTGATCGTATCGTAATAGAGGAAATCGATGATTTTATCCTTGACTTCCCGGTTCAATATTTAGATGAACCAAATGAAGAAATTTACAATTTTGTATAGTACTTACCTGTTAATAAAATTTTACTTACTCATTACCTATGTGTTTATACCCTTTTCTTCGACCAACTCATGTCGTTAAACTGAGTCTACTTTACCTGGTTTGAGAAGACGGGGTAACTTCAATGGCTATGCCGATTGTTACTTGCTTTCGCTTTCGTTTATCGATAAGGGTTTTAAGTAGGAGGCTCTATCTGTCCTGTCCAGTACACCCTCGGGTCGGAACGCGGCTACGGGTAGACCTTTATTGGGTTCATAAGAGTAAATGCCCAAAACTGTTTCCTTCGGGAGTAAAATTCAGTGCTAAACAAAATGCCAAGAGACTGCACGGCGCAGCCATTCTTCTTCATAGATTGGTGTCTTATGGATGTACAGTCCCCGGTTTCAACATCGGGTATCCAATACAATGTTGAAAAACAAAACTAAAAATGTTGCTAAGAGTTCTTTAAGGAAGGGTCGTAAGACCATCCCTAAAAACCCTAAAACTCAAGTTGCTTTGTTGAATACAGCAAGGACACAACTTTCAGCTCGTCCTAATCGCATGGCGTTGGGGAGCGATCGTGTTGTTATCAAACATCGTGAGTTTATTGGGACGTCTCTGTCTCAAGACGTAAATTTTGTTCCTCCTATCTCCTTCTTTATGAATCCAGGGTTGAGCACGTCTTTTCCTTGGCTTTCCACACAAGCAGCAGGTTGGGAGAAATATAAATTTAGGAAGCTTCGTGTTCACTACGTGACTCGTTCTTCTGCAAACTCGGTTGGAAATATCTTGATGGCCCCTGACTATGATGTGCAGGACCCTGTTCCTGCTAATGAGTTGATTATGTCTTCTCTTCATGGTTGTGTGGAATCCGCCGTCTGGACAGATCTTACTATGGAGTTTGATCCGAAGTTGTTGAACCGTGAATGTTTTATTACAACCACAACAACAAATACTTCGAATCAAGATCCACGTTTAAATCATGTTGCCATGTTCCTTTTAGCTGCTTTCGGACAAAGTACTGGAAGCGTCTTAGGGAAATTATGGCTTGAATATGAGGTTGAATTAATTAATCAACAACTTGTTAACAATGCTAGCTCTTCAACTGTTTCTTCCATTTCCGGGGGAAACACAGTCTCTAGTTCTAATCCTTTAGGACTGGTCACTTCTACTTCAGGATCGTTGGCTATGAGTGCGTCTGGTACTGCTCTAACTATTTCTGGGTTAATTCCTGGTAATATCTATGCGATTGTCGGAAACTTTTCAATTTTCAATACGGGAACTCCCTCTATTGGAATTTGCGGCATTTCAGGCATTGTGGGCGGCACTGCTCGTATAAATTCGCAAACAATTGCAACTGGATCTAACTTACGTGTGTCGTCCTACTTTACTTGGCTACAGGGTTCTACGAACTCTGTAGTTTTGACAATGTTGGCGGCGTATGGAGGCTCAGCGAACCCAAACCAAACTGGTTTTATGGTGTTTCCTGTTGCTCCTGTGAGTGATCCCATACTTGTATAGGCAATTTTTAAGGTATTATACCTTGAGGTTCTTTTCTCAAAGCTTC